ATTGTCGAGTCAGGCAATCTAGGCGGCGGCACAGGTGAGGCCCAGGACAAGACCTGGCGCATAGACGTAATCCTTCCCCTGCAGTCACTCCTACTTGAGAAGTTGAACTACGAGATCGTCCAGCAAGGCTTCGGGATCACGACCCATCACCTTGAGTTTGAAGAGATCGACATGCGCGACTCCAAGTTAGTGGACGACATCCGAGTCAACCGAGTCCAGAACGGTATCTACACCCTCAACCGTGCTAGAGCCGAAGTTGGCGAGCCCCCGATCCCCGGCGGTGACGATGCGTTCGTGGCTCAGCGCGGGAAGTTCGTCTTCGTGACGGACATGGCGGCATACAGCCAGGCTGAGATCGATCAGATGGAAGCGCCAATGATCACGGCTCAGGCAGCCAAGACCAACGCAGCCAAGCCCCCGGTCGCGCCGATCATGATGCAGCCAGGTCAAGGCAACGCACCGATGAAGACCAGGCCACCCCAAGACGGCCCAGGTGGATCAGACGACGCACCCCAAGGCAAGGCACCCAAGGAACGCGGGCCAGAGGACGAGATGCACGCCCTAACGGAGTCGTACAAGAAGGCCTACCAAGCCAGACGCAAGCAAGCGCTGAAAGAACTGCCGCAGGTTGGCAATCTCAACAATGAGCGACAGTGACCAAGATCGATCAGTATTTAGGAGTTCTTGATGGCTGGAAGTGATGTCAAGGTTGGCCTAGGTTCAAATACCATAAAGGCGAACGCAGCATCCCCGGATGACGGAACTGGCTCGGTCGTCCCTTACATGATCGTGGGTACGGTCGATGCCAATAACAACTTCCTGAAGGCTTCGGCAACCAATCCAATCCCCACTACTCCCGGTAACCCCCTCTCTACTGAAATCGTTCTGGCCTCCACTGCAGGCACTTCAGCCCAAGCGGCAGCCAACATCGCCGCCAACATGGTCGGAGCCAATAAGATCTTCCAGGGCACTGTCTCCGTCTCGCTCAGTGCTGCCCAGGCCGCCGCGGTAGCCGCTGCTGGGACTTCGAGGCTGATCGTGTCCTGGCTTCCGGGAACCAGTGGCACCGCAGCCTCTACTGTCGCAGAACTGGACATAAACTTCGCCGCAGCCGCAGCTACCGCCCTGACCAGCACTGACCAGTCGGTAGCCAATATGGCAGAGATCGCCGTTTACGCAGGCACAACACCTGGAACCTTCCAAGTCGCTGTCGTAGAGACCGGGACCATCTCCTCTCGTCTTTGGTCGGTAAGTATTTCTGGAATCGCTCAGTAAAGGAGGGATCATGGCTGATCCAATCGTCAACGACGACGACTCTGACGACGACCAGACTCCGCAACCTGAACCCGTACACAAGCCCGGAGGCCCGCTAACCGGTGAGGATGCTGAAGCCCTGACTAGCAAGGACGTCGGATAGATGGCCTGGGGTAAGGGTAAGAAGCACTCAGGCGGAGTCAAGAAGGGCAGCCACAGAAAGGCCTCGCTCAATCCCAAGAAGAAGGACAAGGCCAAGTCAACCAGAGCAAGAAAGAAGAAACTGTTGTGATCGAGTCATACGCCCGCGCTGCCTTCGCTCTTGGTGTAGCTGAAGTACCGGGTGCGGAAGCGAAATTGATGGGGCCTTACCTAAGCGCGGCGCTGCAGATCGCGCTTGTCTCTGAGGATGACCCCAATATCCTCGGTGTAATTAGGGAAATCGGAAAAGCCGAAACACTGCACTTAGTTATTCAGGGTAGGCGCAGAGCGATTGAACTCAAGCACCGGCTCGAACTGCAGCCATTACTTCGCACTTTTGCGAAGAATCTCGACCTGAACGCCCTCAGAGGCCAAACCAGGGACGCCAGAGTCGAGACCCTGACGAAGGATATCCACTCGAAAGACCTAACACAATGGACCAAATTGACCAAAAACGCTCTAACAGACGGCCAGTCCGAAGGCAGAGTCAATGCTCTGGCGCGGCTGGCCCATATGCGCGGGAACCCGATCCCCTCGATGGATCACCACAAGGAATCCGTCTCAGACGCCATGCGAGGGCTCAAGACCGACCCCAGCGCCGCCTCAGACTGGGTAGAGCAGCAGATCAACGGCTTTAGCTACGATGTGGCTGGGGCGCTTGGGGATCTTTTGGACTCAGGCGCTTCTTACTCCGACCTAGCGGCAATCGTGGCTGGCCAACTCAACTCAGACCAGTTCGCGCCCTACATCGTGACCAATGACATGCTGGCCGCGGCTGAAGTCCAGTCTGGACTCAGTACCTACAAGGCCGATGGCGTGGAGCAGGTCGAATGGCTTCTGGCAGCCGATCCTTGTGGGGAGTGTGAGGAAGACTCCAACGGTGGAAATCCGCAGCCAATCGACTCTCTGAGCGATACGCCGCCAGTTCATATCAACGCTGTACTAGCCGGATCAACCTTCGTGCCTTACGTAGAACTGTCCGAGATGGTTTCTGGCGCGTACAACGGTCCGGCCATCACTATCAGTGCAGGTTCCAAGAGCGTGACCATCGGGCCGAATCACCCGATGCTGACCTCTCGCGGCTTGGTGAAGGCGAAGTTCGTCCGCAAAGGCGATCAGTTGCTCTATGACACTCGGCATGAGCGTTCGGTATCTGTTCATGAAGCGCACTTCAAACAAGTTCCACTCGTCGAGGACGCGTTCAACTCGTTTGGCCCTGTAAGCGCCGCTGGCTTGGTTACCTCCAGTCACGATTTCCACGGCGATAGGATCTTCTGTCAAGGCGAAGTCCAGGTTAAGCGACCCACAAGGCCATTGCTGGACGTACCTGATCTTATTGGCCTGGAGCAGCTTCGCGAAGGTAACTTCATGTTGCCCGATGTGGGTTTGGTAAAGGTAGCGACCACGAGCTCGTTTGGCTTTGACTTCCGGGCTGTCCTTCTGTCCTCGTCTAGCGGCGTGAGCTGCCGCAGTTGTGGCCTCTCTTCGCTCGCGACTACACCCGTTGCATCTGGTGGCACGGCGGTCGCAGACCGAGCCGCAGTCAGCACATTGACCCGTCCAGTATTGGTTCATCCCCACATTGTAGCCATTACTGTAGATGTGATACAAGAAGGCTGGTTCGAGGGTCGCTGCTTTGATGCCAGTACTGGCGGACTCTATGCAAGCAATGGCTTCCTGGTCTCCAACTGCAGGTGTGATATCGCTCCTGTCACATCTTCTTCTGATAGTGGATCATAGCTAATACCCTAGGGATTGAGGGATAACTATCGCTTATCCTCTATGGACTGATCGGTACTACCTTCGTTCCACCCTCTCGATGGGTAGACCGACTCCACTTCCCGCAGGCGTTGCAGAGGAATCGCTGGAAGGTACCCTGGGTAGTAGGTGTGAAGCCCCACTTCTTTAGGTCAGAACTACCGCAATTCGGACAGACATCCGTTCCGGTCAAGGCTCCGTAGGACGGGTGATTCGGTATCCAAGGCAGAAGTTTGTCATAGAGCCGTTCTGTCAACTTGACGTCTTGGCAGTTGTACTTCTTCATCCTTCCCCAGGCTTTCTCGTCTCCGGCCATGCACTGCACCCATAATTCATGCCCTTCGTGCTTGACCTTCGACCCGATGCCTAATGCTTGACTCACGTAGTCCAGCTTGTTAGAAGGGAAGTTGAATTGCCTCTTCGCCGTCTCCAGTAGGTCGATCTGCTTGAACGGTGCCGGAGGGGTTAGCCCCATCTGTAGGAACTCTCGGTTCAGGTGGGGAACATCAAACCGTCGCCCGTTGTAGTGGATCGCCACGTCCGTCTCCGCTAGAAGGGAATAAGCCTGCCGGAGCATCTCGTCCTTCCCATCGTGGAAGGTGGAGTGAAAGAAGACTTCCCGCTTGCCGACCCACTTGGCAGCGAAGCACATGACCTCAGAGGGGATTCTGATCTGATTGATGGCTACGTTCTGATCCCACAGCCCCCATACGTCTGCGATGTTGGGGCTCGTCTCGATGTCAATTACGAGGAGTTTCACTCATCCTCGAACTCGTCCGGCTCAGAGCCCCAGGGAACGTAACCGCCGAACTTCTTGCAATACCAACTAGCGACCAGAGCTTTGGCGAAGTCTGCAGGTACACCCTCATGCCTGAGTCGGCGGTAGAAGCGGCCTGACTGTACGGCTATGCGATCAACTTCGACCTCATCTTGATCGGTTGCCTGGATAACGCCCTGAAGGTACTTCGGTATTTTGGTACCGCGAGACTGTCCTGTCCTTGGCAACGGAGCCCTCCTGCAACGAGTGACTAAGGGCATTGTCCGGGCTTGGCGAAGATTGCCCCATGAAAGAATCTGCCCTCGGCACTATCTCCGGAACCTTCCTGAAGCCAGGAGTTAGCGCCAATGGCCGCTATTACTCCAAGGAACTGATCGCCAAAGCGACTCAGCGCATCTCAGCACAGATCGCGGATGAAACCATGCCACCCGTATCTCAGTACACAACTCACGACTCAGACGACGTTCTTCTTACCACTGGCAAACTGACCTCAGTTGGCCTGAACGAAGACGGCTCGGCCTGGTTCAAGTCAGACATTCCCGACACCACCGCAGGACGGGACATGAAGACCCTCATCAAGGACGGCTACGTCAAGAACGTCTCCATCCTTGGTCAGTTCTTGGGTGACACCCGGACAGAAGAGATCGACGGCAAGCAAGCTGAGACAGCCGACGACATGGAAGTCATGCGTCTGGACTACGTCTTCAGCCCAGGAGTGGCCGGAGCCCGCATCGAATCCTTCGAGTTTGCCGAGGCCGCGGTTCTCGGTGGATTCCGCGAGAGCTTTGAGATCAAGGAAGACGACAACCAATACACCGACCCTGATGGGGACGGGGATCACGACTTCCTGATCTGTCCTGAGTGCGGGGCAAAGATTCCGCTAGATCAGGCTCATGGCAATCCCGATGCAGGGAGCGAATCAAACAAGGAGACAGACATGGCCGAGACAGAAGCCATTGCCAAGGCTGTTGCCGAGGCCGTGCGTCAAGTATTGCGCGAGGAAGCGCCGAAAGAGGTCGAGGTTTCACAGGAACCCGAGATCGTAGTTGACCCCAACGCTGAACCAGACCCCAAAGTGGAAGTCAAACCAGAAGAGTCTCAGGAAGCGAAGATCGCTGAGCTTGTCGAGCTGGCAGTAGCCAGGCGCGAAGAAGCACTAAAGGCAACCCTTCGTCAGGAGATTCGTGAGGTTGGCTCACCCCGCAGAGGGTTCGTGAAGCTTGGCGAGGAAGAGGTCGATTTTGGCTCCCTCAACAAGGAACAGAAAGACCAAGTCTGGTCTGAATACGCCAACCAGACGATCCACCCCGAGAAGCAGGTCTAGAACCTAGCTATCTCATCAAATCAAAGGAATAAGAAATGTCAAACGAACTTAGGGAGGCTCTAGCAGCTTCCAACGTAACGGCCCTTATACCCAAGCTAATCGACCCGGCTTTGCTTGAGTATGTAAGGCGGTATTCGCCTCTTGTAGGCATGATCGAGACCAAGGAGTGGCCGTCTAACAGCTACTACTTCAACAAGCGGACTGGACTCGCACAGGGTGGGTTCATTACTGATGGTGGAGCTGCTGCAGTTACGACTGGGACTTACACCCAATCCCACTTCGACATCAAGAACCTACAGACCGTTGGTTCGGTCACCGGTTTCGCGCAAGCGGTAACCCGTGAACTGATCGGCGACCTGAAGGCGAAAGAAATGCAGGGCGCTGTCAAGGCTATGGCCTGGAACATCGAGACTGCGATGCTTTGGGGTAACGCCACCGCGACGGCTAACGGTTCATTCCCAGAGTTCGACGGTCTTGACGCTCTAGTCAACACCTACGCCTCAGGTACAACCCAGAACGCCATTGACGAGGCTAACCAAGCTTTGTCCTTGAGCCATCTGGACAACCTGATCGACATGGTTGAAGAGAACATCTCTGAGCCTGTCGTAGGTAGCGACTGGATGATGGTTATGTCTCCCAAGGCAAACAGCAAGATCGCCTCGCTGCAAGTCTCGAACCAACGCTACATGGACGTAGACGTTGCGGTCGGTTTGAATGTCCAGTCATACCGTGACATTCCGATCATCCGCTCAACGTTCTTGGCTCCTCGTAGCAACATCACCCTGTTCACCTCGGCCGCTGCTAGCTCAGCCGGTGGAACCATTGGGTCTTCAGTGACCACTTGGTACGCCGTTGCTGCAGTGATCCAGAACTTCGGTGAACTTCAAGCGGCAGCCGCTGCTTGCACCGGTACAGCTTCCAACTCGTTGGTCAACTCCAACGTGCTCACGATCCCCGCACAGACCGCGATTGAAGGTGGCGGAGCCATCCTCTACAAGGTCTACTCGGGTACAGCTTCTACCTCGCTCAGCTTGCTGGGTATCGTGGATGCCACTGACACTGCTGGAGCTGCGGTGACCAACATCACGGACACAGGTACTAACCTGTTGACCAACGGTCTAGCCTCAAAGACTGGGCCTACGGCCTATGTCTCAGGCAACACCGGCCAGTTCGCTCGCGGTGCGTCCAGTGAGGACATCTTCCTCATCCCACGTAACCCCGACTACGCGCTGCGGCCTTGCGTTCGTGACTTCCAAGTCATCAACTTGGCCCCGACAACGAGCGCGCCAGACACCCTGCCCTTTGCGATCGTCTCGGACTGCACCTTCGCAGTTCGCGGTCCTAAGTACCTCGGTCGTCTCTCTCGCGTCGTAGCCAGCATCTAGTAGCCCCACCTGCTCTGTGAGAGTGGCCTTCGGGTCACTCTCCAGGGCGGGACCGTTTAGGAGAAGTGAATGGCCGCGTACTCGCCACTCGCGACGGTATCGTCAGCTTCTTCTACGCCTCTCAATAACATCATCAAGAACTTCTCTGCTACCGAGCAGACGAACCTGATGACCCGGGCTTCACGAGCCATCGAAACCTACTGCCAGAGGCGACTCACTCCCTTTACGGGATTGGTTGAATCGCAAAGAGCCCAAGCAGTAGACCCAGACGAGCAGATGGATACATGGGTTCCTCTGGACACCGCCGGCGCTTTGGGAATGTCCCGCGCAGCTTCGCTAGGTGCAAATGATCTAGTCCGTCACTTCTGGGTGCGCCAATATCCCCCGGTTTGGGAGGACTTGTGGACTGGATCGATTACGAGTATCGCCATCTATCGAGCCATCGCAGGCTCACAGACCATCACGGACATGACCAATGTCCAATACGAGACGGATACCGGCCACGTCCGCTTCAACTTGGGTAGCTACGTCCCGCAGGGATCGACTCTCTCAGTCACCTACTCCGGCGGGTACTCAACCATCCCGGACGAATTAGTCCAAGCCTGCATCCTGAGAGCCGCGAAGATCGCTTTGGTTGACTTGAACCCCCAGCAGAAGAACGCGGTAGACATCGACGTTCAGAACCTGGAGTCAGAGATCAAAGACCTACTCACTGACTACGTCAGATGAGCAACGACATCTCGGATGTCCTGACTCGGGAATTGGCGTGGCTGAATGCTGATCCACCTCCCGGCGGTTCGTACAACTCGGCTCCTAACCTGAACTCGGCCAATGCTGGCGGGTTCTTTGACACGATCCAGGCAGACGCCCCCAAGATCACCCCAGAGGCTCCAACTCTCTACCTGGAATACGTGAAGACTGAAGAGGATCGCTATGCCATGGGTGGCGAGAAAGTTCAGATCCACGACGTGCACATCTGTATGTACTGGCCCTTCAACAACTCAGACGGCTCCTATGAGACAGCCAAAGCGAACTTCCGCAACGCCATCAACGCCGTCTTCATCCGCCTTAGGGGCCCGCTAGGCGACAAGAGCCACAACTCACAGTTCCTAGAGGCCGGAGAGAAGATCACCGGCGGTCTGTTCAGGGAAGAGCCTGATCTGTACTCCTTCGTCTACGAGATCGACTACCAGATCACCGATCTCAACTTCGTGAGTTAGGGCAAGGACAAATTGATCTCATTCTCAACCCCAAGGGAGATATAAATGGCTCTGCAGCTAACGAACTTATCCTGGGTCGGTATGGCCAAGGAAGCGACCATCGGCACCATCGTGAATCCGACGATCTGGCTTCCCGTCAAGGGCTCAGAACTGAAGCCTGAAGATAACTTCAACATGGTCGAGGATGACTCGCTGCAGAACAACCTTTCCAAGGCACGGAACGTCTACCAGGCAGAGACGGACTCCAAGTTCGACTTCGGTGGCCTTCTCTTCCCAGATCACATCGGCTCTTTTCTAGTAGCAGCTGGACTCGTGGACGTTGTCACCGGCTCATCCGCTCCCTACACCCACACGTTCAAGGTCAATTCGGCCTCTTCTCAGCCTCCGACTTGGTCAATGGGCACCCACAACCTAGTAGAGGATCGCCGGTATCCAGGTCAGATGCTCGACCAACTGGATCTAAAACTCGACGCTAAGGGCGCGATGACCTACTCGATGAAGATGAAGGGCTGGGGATCAAGTGCTTCAACCCTACCGGCTCCAACCTTCCCGACTTCTGTGGCTTTCTTAGGCTATGAAGGCAAGATCTCCATCGGTGGAGTCGCTATTGGACGGGTAGTGAACTGCACTTGGACGGTCAAGCGTTCCGCCGAGGCTGAACACACCCTGAACAACTCCCAAGGGCCATACACCTCCTTCGCTGGTCCGATGGAAGGCTCGATCAAGATCAAAGCCAACTTTGAGAACACAACCGACTGGCTGCACTTCTCAAGCAACGATCAGCCCGCCTTTGTCATGACAGTCACCGTCCCAGGTGGTGGGTCTAACCCCGTCCTGACCCTGACTGGCACCTCGACCTCCTTTGTGAAGGCTCCACATGACTACAGCCAGAAGTTCCTTGGCGTCGACATTGACATCAAGAACTTCTACAACGCGACTGACGGCGGCCCTTTCCAGGCCAGCCTCGTGAACGCTGTATCAGCGGCCTACTAACCCCCCGGAACCATCGCTGGCCCGTTAGACTTCGGTCATGGGATATAAAGACAAGAATTTCAAGATCGATCTCAGCGACCTAGCCACTGGATGCTTCGTGGAGATAAAGAATCCACTGTTGCAGCCAATCGACCGAAATCCACGGCAGGTCAAGAAGAACGAAGACGGGACGCCCGACGAACAGGATCAGATCGAAGCCTCTAAAGAAGCTTTAGCCAAACTGATCGTCGCTTGGAAGATGTGGGATGTGAACACGGAAGAACTGCTTGCGCTTCCTTCTGAAGATGCGACCGTCCTAGAGCGGTGTCCCCAGGTAATTTGGAACCGTGTCGGACAGGAGATCCAGCGGCGGTCAAACCCTATTGCACCCCAGACGGGGAGCTAAGCGACTACTACGTCTTCGATGTCCTTGAGATAGTCCAGGAGGCTATGGACGGTAATCTCACCCAGTACACCCCGCTGCCTGATGAATATGTGGACTTCCAGCTCATGCGGGCCATGAACTGGACCTGGGATGTGCTGAACAACACGCCGCCCTATGT